ATCACCGCTCCTTACGAGTGCGCGACGGCGTAAGACGACATGACCACCGTCCCGAAATCATTCGCCGTGTAGGTTGAGCCGCCCGAGGAATAGGTGACCGGAAAGGTGGTTTTCTTTATGCCGAAGATTGATCCGGCTTCGACGCCAAGCTGGTTGCCGTAGTCGAACGTCTCTTCGTTCCAGTCCATTTTCTCGGCACCGGAGTTGCGACCAAACGCCAGTTGCGCGGCCTGCGCGCCGCACAAAACGGCCCGGCGCACCGTTGGAATCGATGCCGCCGTGCTGCTGTTGCAGCCGTTTGTGATGCGCTGTGCCTCGTGCAGGATGATGCCGTTATAGACGCCCAGGGCACCGTCAAAGATCGGGTTGTCCTTGACCAAGCCGCCGGTCATTGCGGCTTTCTGGATATCGTACCAGGAGCCGGCGGCCGTGCTCGCTGTGCGCAGATCGGTGACCTGATACGGGTGCAGGAACGCAACGTAAAATTCCTCGCCCTTGATCCGGATTGGCCGGATCGGCACGCCGATGGTCGTGGCTGACGTGTTGTTGGGTTGAAGCGTGCGCGCCCGCTCTTTGGCCCGGTCCAGGATTTGCAGGTTGAATACGTTCGACGACGATATGTTTTCGTCCCCAAACACGCCGGCGTCGGCTGACACGTAATGCGCCTGGTCGGGGGCAATGCACGCCTGCTGACCCGTGTAGGCGACATTCGTCTGCGCGACGTAGCCGCAGACTTGGTTGAAAAACGCCTGATCCATCCGCTGCGCCCACCAGTCCCGCAGCGCACCGAAACACTCGTTGCGGAGGTCGTAGAGGGAGCGCTGCTGCGTCATGCGCCCAGTGACCTTCACCGCATGCCGCAACTGGTTAATGACAATCGCATCGCTGTAAAGTGTCAGCGCTTCTTCGTCGCCTTCCAGTGTGGCATCCCCCAGAACGCCGTCACCCTGTAGCTGCATCCGCAGCCCGTAGGTGATTTGGTCGCCGGCGGTCTTGGTCAGCTCATTCTTGACCTGAAGCAGGCTGTTGTCGTCGTCGCCCATGAACTTGTAAATCCAGGTCGCGCGCAACGCCTCGATGGCGAGCTTTTTGGACCAAAGTTTTGGGGTAAGGGCGGCGGACGTCGATTGGACGTACTCGGCCATGTCACGGCACTCGCGATTGGGCGGATTGCCTCCCCAGCCGGGAAGCAGGCCGCTGCGACCGCGCAGCGAACGAAACGCCGCTTACGACGGCGAGCCGTGAGACCGGAGCGCCCGGTCACCCGCGAAACGCAGCTTAGGGCTGCGAGTCCTATCGACCCATGGCCCTTTTGCCCTCCTTGGAGGACGCCCAGGCCAGGAAATCTTCCTCAGACGCGTTGGCGATCCATTGGGCGGACCCTTTGGCAGCAGGTGGCGGCGAACCACCCCCAGCCTGATCGACAGACGCACCGAGGCGCTGCCCCCTGGCTACAGTGTCCAGCCGTTCCGTGTCAACACCATTCTGGGCTGGCGGAGCCGTTGGGGGCGTTGCGCTATATCCGCGCGCTTTGGCTATGTCATAGATCAGTTTCGCCGGGTTCACCCCACGCTGCCTGGCCGCCATGACAATCTGCGCCAAGTCCTGCCGGATTGCCTGAGCCGCTTGTGCCTCATCAAACCCGAGCGCCGCCAGTTCCGCCTTGCGGATTGTCAGCGCGTGGTTTTCCGCCTTGAGATAGTCGGGCGTCTCGGCGACGAACGCGGCCAACTGCTGATTGGCCCAGGATTGAATTTCCTGTTGCGCCTGGAAATTGCGGCCGACCTCCTCCTGCTGCTGGCGAAATTTCGCCATGTCCTCGATTTGCCTCGACTGACGCGCGACCACCGCCTTGAAATGGCCGATGGGGTCCTCGTCGATGTCGGGAATCGCTTCCTCGACAGGTGCTGCTGGCGCAGTAGGGGGCGCGCCACGCGCAGCCAGTGCCGCAATCCGCGCGTCAACCGCCTGCATCGTCTCAAGCTGACGCTCAAGCTCCTGCCGCCTCGTGCGCTCTTTCTGCAGTTCGCCGACCGGGATGAACTTGCCGTTCGGATCGCGCGGGCGCTCGCCCGCATCCGCAGCCGGCGGCTCGACGGCATCGCCATCAGGCTCAGCGTCCGGCCTCGGCGCGCGGTCGTTGCGTGTTTTCGGCTCGACCGGATCACCGCCGGTTTTTATGTGCTCGGTGACCTCCGATTCGAGCGATGCCGCTTCATCGTCCAGAAATCCAGCCATTATTATGCTCCACTTGGCGAAGGTTGTGCCGCCGCTGTCGCTGCCGTGTTGGCCTGCTGCTGCGCAATCTGCTGATCGTGCGCTTGGCCCTGCGCATCAAGCGCCAATCCGGCACGGTCCATGGCCTGCCCGTGCGCCTGATCCTGCGCGCCGAGCAACTGCTCGATGATCTGCACGTCGCGCTGAAACATGGCATCGCTGCTGTTTGCCGCAGCCATTTTTAGCGCCTGCATCGCCTGCGCCTTAACGAGCGCCACGTCGGCGGATTTCTTGTCCATGTCGGCAGCAACTTTGGCCCCGACAAAGGGAATCTCGGCTGCCAAATGCTGCGCCTGGACGCCGAGGTGCTGCGCGCGCGCTTGGTCGAGTGCTGCTTTCGCCGCTGTGAGCGGGTCTTGTTGGTGCGGCTGCTGCATCTGCTGCTGCACCATCTGCTCTATTTTCGCGACCAGACTGTCCGGAAACGGCGAGTACTTGAATAGCTCTAGCATCGCCTGCGGAGGCAGGCCCATGTCCTTGAGGATGGGCAGCATCTGCATCAGCATCCCCCAGACGCGCTCTTTCATGTTCGGGCTGCTGGGCGTGTCGTCGATGATAATGTCGTATTCGCCGGCCAACTTATCCCGTTCCAGCGGCAGGTATTTCGCATTGTCCGAACCGCCGATGCGGATCAGCCGAGAATCGGAGAGAAACGTCTGCGCGTAGTAGAATAACAACCGCCCCTGCTCTCTTCGGTAACGCCGCTGCGCACTGAAATAGTCGGCCAGAATCGCCATGCCTTGCTGCTTGCGCTGCATTTCCAGCACGCCGGGCTGATTGCGATCGACCATCCCCAACATTTCGGCAGAGAAACCGACGCTGGCCGGGATTGCGCTGATCGCCGCCTCCATCATCTGCGCATAGGCCGCCGGGAACTGTGATTGCTGCTTAGGTTGGATTTTTCCGTTCTGCAAAGCGCCAGGACGGACCTTTGTGACCGCATCGGCCGCAGCATAGGTGTTCATCGCCTCGGACCAATTCTCGAAAGCGTCTTCCTCAGCGAAAATTCCCCCCTTGCTTTGCGTGTTGATGATGTAAAGCATTTCGGAAAAAAACTTGTTGGCATAGCGTTGCGGGTCCATCATGACCCGCGCCATTCCATACCACTCGCGCTTGGTTTCGTCGCGCTTTCCTGTCACGGCCTTAAGCGTAAACCCTCCGCGCTCAGGGCCGTCGCCCTGGGTCAAAACTATTCCGCCCACGATGGCCTTGCGGTATTTTCTCAGTTTGTCCTTTACGCTCGGCAGCCGCGCAGGTGTCATGCCGGTCGGATCGCCCATCGCCATTTGTCGCTGTGCCGCCTGCAAGGCTTCGTGCTGCTGCGGTTTGACGCGCACCGGCTTCGTGCCCGGCTGCAACTGTACGCGGTGACTGGTTTCCTGATCCCACCATTGCGCCTCCACGAACGTGACCTCAGTGCGCTCCTTGTCGTCATTGGCCATCAGGCCATCACGGTAAAACGCGTTGTCGGGCACAGCGACGGGATCACGCTGCGCTGTGATGTTGGTCCAATCCGCGTCCAAGTCTTCGTCGTCAACGCCAGGAAACATCCGACGCGCCGCTGCAATCGGCACGCGCTTAATTCGCATGACACGCCGGGCATCGGCATAGTTGGCTTTGCGCGACGAACAATCAGGGAAAACATCAAGCGGAGACACGCGGCTGACATCGACCATCCCGTCAGGATCTGTGTCGAAATCAAGCCGTGTGTCGGTCCACCCCTCGCCGCAGATACAAGCATCACGGAACTGCGCGCTTTCCTCAAAGTCGGCATCGCACTCGTCGCGCATCCACTTCAGAGCGGCTGTCGCCAGATCAGATGCGCCACCGGCCGGCAGGTTGCGCGGGATGGCTCTAGGCTCTTGCCGATTCTGGATTTCCATTCCGCATATAGCATCGATAAATGGGGCGATGCGGTTGAATGTGATTGCGACCTTTCCGGTATCTTCGAGCGCGTCTTGATCGTCCTCATCCCATTGCCGATTTGCAACCATGTCGAACTCACCTTTGGCGCGCTCGATCCACGAATTGCGGTGCTCGCTGTCTGATTTATACCAGTCTTGGATTTTGGCCAGCAGATCGTCTTGCTCTTCTGCCGCCGCGCTGCCGGTGTCCTGGCCCGGCGCGCCGTCGTTTGGGATGTGATCCGGATTGGGGTTGTTAGCGCTGGTCACGCAGCCCACCCGCTCTTGCGCTGCTGCGTCTGTTTCCGCCGCCATGATGGCGCGGACTGGATGGGCACCACGTCACGCACATAGGGACGCGCCATCGCTCCGTAGCGAACTGCGTCCGGCCCGTGATCCTCGCCGTCCGTATCGACATCCTCCGGCTTGTCCGCGTCATATTGCAGCGCCGGCAGCGTGCGGATTAAATGCACGCATTGCTCGAAAAAATAAATCATCGGTTTGTCGTCCTCGCCGATCAGCCGGGCGCGCACCTGATCCCAGCCGCCCATCGCACCGGCCTGGGGCACGCGCTTGTTGTCGGCGCGGTTGAAAAAGCAGCGGCGCAGCGCCATGCGCTGGGCAATCGACGGGCCGCCATCCTCGGCAAAAATCGCCGGATCGGCAACGCCACTCATCGTCACGCCCTCACGCGCGTCCGGTTTTTCGCGCTCCACGATGCCGTCCGCCACCTGTTCCGCCGTCATGCGTAGCCCCACATTGGGCTTGCCGTCCTGCATCCCATACCACTCGCGATAGACGATCAATGCGCCGCGCGGGAAATCGTCAATCTCGCCGTCGCTGACCGCAATCCAGTAGCACGCAAACGGCCGGGCCGATCCCCAGTCGAATGCGCGATAGCGGTGCCAGTAGCGCGGCAGTGCGCGAGCGCGGATCACATGGCGGTCGATCGAAAACTCGGGGAAAAACGCGCCGGCCACCACATCCCAATCGCCATCCAGCCAGGCGCGCACAAGCTCGGGCGATCCGGACATTTTGAGCCGACCCACGTAATCGCTGCCCAGAAAAGCATTGTCGCCCAGCTTCGAGGGAATAAACACCCGATCCAATCCCGTGTCCGGATCGGTGATGACCGTCATGCCAAGCGGCGCGGGTGATATATAGCGCGCCTTGACCCACTGGTGACCGGGGCCGCCTGGATTGCCCGTCGCGCGGAAGCGGCACGGCACACCGGCGGCTGAGCGCAGCGCCGCGTGCAGCATCATGATCGGGTCCGGGGATCGGTAGTTGCCGATTTCTTCTACATAAATCCGCGTGTAGCTGTGGCCCTGATAAAGCGCCGCGTCCGCGATGCCGTCGATGTGGGCGAACCGGAGCCGCGCGCCGCCGGGCATGGTGCAGGTCATCGAGCCCGACTCCGGCGAGCCGACGAACGTCGCGCCAAGTTGGGCGAAAAGCGCGCGCGCCCGGTGAAACGTCTCGCCGAGCTCTTTCGACGTGCGCCGGACCATGAGACCGATGGCAAGCGCACCATACTCGCTCGCGTGCTGCGCCCACTCGCCCAGGACGCCATCGGTTTTGCCGCCGCCGCGCGCACCGCCAAAAAAAGCCTCGTAGCAGGGACAGGACAGGAGCGCGGCCTGGCGTGGGCTGGGCGACCAGATAATCGTGTGGCTGGCATCAGGCATCGGCTGGGGGCATTGGCGTGCACAGTTTTTTCATCGCGCTTTCCCAAACGAGAGCGGTCGATGCCGTGGGCGCGCCAACGAGTACGAAACGATGGGTAATCTCATTTTTTGTGTCTCCCGTAACGTGGGCTAGTTTCGCGTGCACATACGGCGCAGCGGCAGACGCAGCGGTGAGCGCTTTATCGTAATCCTCCACCGACACGTAGTGCGTCATTATTTCGATGATCACGTCAAGCGGCGTCGAGCCTGGCTTAAGCCTATCGCGTATCGCGACAATATGCTCTTCCGACAGTCGCCGCCGCTGCTTTGGGCGCGGGCCTAACTCTTTGATTCCCTTAGGTCTTGCCAAAAACAGAACCCCATAGAATGGCATAGAATGGCATAGAATCGCCGATAGAATCAATTAGAATTTTGGATTGACCTCACGGGATGATCCGCCGCGTAGCTCGATCGATCCCGGCTCAGCCCCAGGACTGGGCTTTGATCGCCACCCGCCTCTACCCGCCATGGCGGGGGCCGAGCGTCATCACCGGGCGGCCTAGCGCCGCGCTCCGGCTGCCCAGCGGTGCCCCGTAGCACGTCGCCCGCTGTGGTAGAGCGGCCAACACCTGTCCCCGGCTCAGCGGGCTCCGTAGGGCGTTTTGCGCGGTAGCCGAGGTGGTAGCCACACCACAGCGCTAAGACGAGGGATACGCAGGCGATATCCAAGATCATCATACCATTGTGCTCCTGTTGAGTGCGCAGGGGATAGCGATGTCGCTAATTGTCGCTAATTGTCGCTAATCGGAGTTCTGTCGGAGTTGCTCAACAGAACTCCGACAGAACTCCGATTAGCGACAATCGGAAAAAACGACCTTGCGGCGGATGTGGCGGATGCGGCACGAGAATCGGTATGTAGCTGATATGTGTGCGCGCGCACATGTCCGCGTAAGAGATATTTCCGGGAATGAGGAAAATCGTGCCGCATCTGCCGCATGTGCCGCCACGCGATTGTATGTTTTCATCGGTCATAATTGCCCGGCTCGGTGATGTCGCGGATGTCCGGTCGCCGCAGTTGGATGCCGAAAAACCCGCGTTTTCCCCTATTCCCAGGCACGTCTTTTGTTGACTTACATCCTGGCTGACGAAGTATAATTTGAGTAAGCCACTTTGTAGTTCTGGTCTGTTCCCCGTTTGATAGCGCAAAAGCTGACCAGCTCTTAAATAAGTCGGCAGTAGTCTCGCAAAATTTTTTCTCTCCTAAATCGCAGTTTTGTTCAATCCATTGAGAGACGATATCCTGGTCAGAAAAGTATTCTGCTGTCGCATCAAGCAATACTTTAGGTCTTTGAAGCCCATTCTTTCTCCATGACAGGCATCCCTCGATCATCCAGCGCAGGATGGCAGGCCATTCTGCGACCAGTTTTTGCTCTAGTTCATGGTCTGGCGGGTGGGGTTTGAAGTCGAATGGCACCATGTTGAATCGCCGGCGCTCGGCATCGCCGACATTTCTTAAAATCGGCTTGTGGTTGCCGATCATCGTCAGCTTAAATTGCGGAAAATACTCAAAAAAGTCCTGGCGCATAAATCGGGCCGTAATTTTGTCGCCGCCCGTCAATTGCTTGATTCTGGATTCTGCCCACGCGCGCCCTTCTTCAGTTTCGCTCGCCGTGACCATTCGCGCGCCGCGGAGCATGGCGAGATCGGTGGGGTGTTTGTCGCCCGTCGAAGCCGTGAATGTCTCCATCGCGGCGTTGCGGCAGTAGTCGCCCATGATTTTTGAGACGGTATTGAGCAGTACACCCTTGCCATTGCCGCCGAGACCGTGGGCAAAAACAAGCGCCTGCTCCCGCGTGTCGCCGGTCAGGCAATAGCCGAACCAACTGCGCAGGAATTCGATCAGGCCGCTATCGTGGCCCGTCACCTGACTAAGAAAAGCCATCCACAGCGGGCACTCGGGCACTGGTGCGGGTGAGACCGCCGTTAGGCGTGTGATATAGTCGAGGGGGTCGGGGGCGCGGATCAAGCCGGTGCGCAGGTCAACGGTTCCGTCTGGCGTGCCCAGCAGGTAGATATCCGCATCCCATATGACCGAGGTCACGGCCAGCGACGGGTCCGATATCGCGAATCGCTCAACTGCGCCGGCCGTAGCGGCCTTGGACGTGGAAATTTTTGGCGTGCCCTCTTTCGCCGCCTTCTGCCCCATTTCCCGGCAGATTTTGCGCGCCCAGGAAAATGCGACGCGGGTTTCGTCCTGCCGCCATGCCCGACCGGTCCAGACATACCATGACCCGCGCGTGTGATCGTAGCGCAGCGTTTCCTGGTGCGACGCCGCGAACGCCATCGCGATGCCGTCCTCGGTAAATGGGTATCCGTCGATGGTGAGCGGGGGCGCATCTGGGTCGGGTGTTGGTTTGGTTTTCCGTGTGCCAATCGCCGGAGCCGCATCGGCGAGCTTGACCAACTGCTCCGCCGACCCGCCAACGGCGACCCAATCGTGCGGATCTCCTTTTTCCGGCAGGTCAGGAAGCTCCACGATCCGCACCCGCCGCGCCAAGCTTTTGATGGCTTTCGCCACCTTATTGGCGTGATCTCGGCCAGGTGCGTCGTTATCCGGTAGTATCACCACGTCTGCGCCGGTCAGATATCCGCTGTGGTGTGGGCGCCATTTTCCAGCGCCGCCGGGCGAGCATGTGGCGGTCACGCTTAATGTGCGCAGAGCTTCGACGCCCTTTTCGCCTTCAGCCACGTATATTGTGGCGTTTGCGCGAATCGCCTCAATGACTTCTGGCAACCGATAAACCGGGATTTTCAGCCCAGCGGTTTTCCACAGCCAACGTCCAGGATTTTCTGGATCGGGTCGCCGTTGGCGGAAGTCTTTAGGCTCGTATCTGCAAACTTGACAAACGAGTTCACCCGATGGATAGACGTAATCATATGTCGTTACGATGCGTGCAGGACCTTCATATTCCGGTTCCGGCTCAACGAATTTATGCTCGCGCAGCCACGCCCATGCAGCCTTTACGTCGAGACCCTTTCTAATACGGAGCAGGTCAAGAACGCCTCCGCCCTCGCCTTCCTCATGAGAAAACCATGTGCCTTTCTTGATATCGACAGAAAATGACCCGCGGGTTCCCCATCGCTTTTCTTCTTTAGTGGATTGGCTTTCGTTTGGTTCCGAGGCCAAAACTTTGATTGCTACGGCCAGCATGCACGATTGCAATTCCGGGTATGCAGTTCCCGTCATGTGCGGCTTCCGCGCACTGATTCGTATATGCCGAGAAGATCGACTGCCTGTTTTAAGTCAAGGCGCTCAGGCCCGGCCAACATCACCGTTTCGATAAACACGAATTGGTCAAGCGTCAGTTCGTCGGCGCAATCTTCCGACAGCACGTAAGCGCACTCCCATGCCCGGATCAGCGTTTCTCTCTCAGCGGCGGGTTCAAATTTCAGTTGGTCGGGCGCGGTCATGGGATGACAACGCGCGCAAAAATCCCTACAAATACCGTAACCATGCGACGGAGGCCCCTTCCGCGTGTGTCAGGGCCGGGTAGGCGTTACCAGCGCCGCTCGGCCCGAAAGCGCCATCCTAGCGCCACCCCACGCCCGCGCGCAACGGCGAATCACCGCCGTGGCAACGGTTTCCGC